TGGATGACGGTGTAGGCGTTTTTCAAAACTCCCGCTCGCGTTTGCCTTTCTGCTGGAGAAAGAAGAGCTTCCTGCGCCGCCGCACTGATACCCATCGCGTCAGGGAGTGCCCCAGCAACGCGAGAACCTGTACCGAATGCTCCTGGATTGCTTTTCACATCTGCGATCAACTGCCGCCCAAGATTGGCTGCATTGCGCGCATCTTCCTGAGCAGAGTATTGTTTCTGGTACGCACCAAAGGGAATCGGGTTGACAGCATTCCCTTGTGGATCTCGATAAACCCCGGCTTCTGGGTCGAGATACACCGCGCTCCCAGCCGGAGACACTACGCCTTTCACAACTTGCGGAGCCGTAAGTCTCTTTTCTTTCGCAGCCGCCGCATCCGCAGCGAGTTGCTTGTAGTATCCCGATTGAGAAAGCGCCGCCGCCCGTGCCGCAGCCGAATTTGCCATCTGCTCACGACGAAGGTCCTCTGCCGTGCGCCGGTCAATGCGACCAGTGAGGAACTTTTCCTCACGCTGGCGCGCAGCGAGCGGGTTCTCTACGAACTGTCCTGACGAAGGATCGAAATATCCCGCTTCGCTGGCGCTGAGCCTTTGTGGGGAAAAGCCGCCCAACGATTGTTGGAGAACGGCATATCCCGGAGCCTTGAATGCAGACCCGCCGAGCGCGCTGAGAGCCATCCCAGCCGTAAGGTCTCGGCGAGCCGCGTCAGTACGTTGCCTTCCAGCTTCCTGGATCTTTGCGTAGTCGACCGGATTCTGCCGAAGCTGTTCCAGTTTGGAATAGAGCTCGTCAACAGAAGGACGCTCGCCGCGCAAGCGAGCGACCATCACTTCTTCAGGAGTAGGCATTACATATTCCCCCAGTCAGAAACGTCGTCCGGGTCTTTTTCCGGCTTGCCGTACAGACCGCGCAGAATTTCCATGCGCTGCCGGGAAAGATCTTTGCCACGTTCACCAGCTTCTCTGTTCCGCATGCCGCCCGTAATTCCTTGAAGAGCACGATTGGCTTGGCTGGCCCAATCCATGCGACGAGACCCAAGGGCGGCGCCAGAAGACCGTAGAGCATCAGCTTCAACGAGCTGGCGCTGAAGCTCGCGCTCTTGCTCGCCAAGATCTCCCATTCCGAGGATAACCTTGAGCTGCTCTTCTGTAAACATTCCTGCCATGATCGTCTCCTCAGAACTTGAATAAATTGCTGCCGATTCCGGCGCCCATAGGCCCACCCATCATGAACCCGCCGATGCCGCCGACCAGCGAACCAATATCGGGAGCATTTCCTTGATTCATCTGCGCAGCCCCGAGACCATAGTTTCCCTGCGCCTGAGCGGCCCCTAGAAGATTTGCAGGCTGCGCTGCACCCGCAGGAGCAAAACTCGGCATCTGAGGACTCTGCACTTGCTGCCCAGTCAGCAACGCATTCAATTCGTTCAACGACATGCCGCGCCGTTGCGCCTCTTCAGCAATAGCCTGCTGCCGAAGCTGATTACCGGACTGCATCGCCCCTTGCGCCAATCCGAGTTCTCGCTGAGCTTCCGCGCCGCCGCCTGCAATGGAAGCAAGCGCGGCATCCTGATATGCCTTTTGTCGTTGCGAGGCCATCTGCTCCTGAGCTCGATTCCAGGCAGTGGATCCACCCTCAGGGGAGAGACCCATATTCGCAAGTCGAGTACGTCGCGCTTCTTCCGATTGAGTCAGCCCCGGCTCGATCATTCCGACTTGACGTTGGTACATCGCCTGCTCAGCGCGATTACGCGCCTGCGTGGGATCATATCCAACAGACTCCAGTGACTGCATTTCGGGCAAGTTCTCCCAGTCAAACGGAGTTTGAAACGCGCCGGTAGCCTGACCCAGCAGCATCTCAGCCGCGCCAGAGCGACCCATCTGAATACGCTGCTGCGCATCCAGCGCCGCCTGCTGTTCTGGCGTAAGCTGAAGATTTCCGCTCCACGCTGTGACCGGCTGTCCCGTGGAAGGATCAATCACGCCTTGCGTGTTCCAATTCATCTGCCCCCACGGAGTATTCAACGTAGGACGATTCGCCCACGTCTGCGTGTTGATCGCTTGCTTGGAGGCTTCAGCTTGCTCTTGAGCAGCCCCACGATAATCAGGCGCAGGAGGCGCGTCGCCTTTTCCTCCACCGTATAGGCGGAAGTACTCACCCGTGAGCGCGTTGAGGAGCGTTGAAATTTTAATGAGCATGACCTAGCCCCACATCGGTTGATCAAGGTAAGCGAAGGGATCATCTTGGCCAGTACGCGAGTACATGGGCTTCACGCGTGTTTGGAACTGATCCCACGTCTCGTTATGCTGCGGATAGACTCCGAAGAAAGGAGCCAATCCTCCAAAAGGATTGGTTCGCATGAAATCTGCGATCTTGTCTTCGTCGCTCATCCGCTTAAAGAATAGCGACTCGCCGTAGGTTCCACTCGGAGTTCTTGTCTCCATTGGCTGCGCTACTGGACCCTGAGGAGCTTCCAGCCGTTTGGTCTCGCTGCTCTTACGCAGCATGTCGGCATAGATCTGCTCCATATTCGCAGGAGCGCCCGGAACTTTGTTCGGAATACGCCCGCCAAAATCAACGCCGGGCTGACCTGGCATCATGTCCAGCGGGCGCGCATTTGTCTGGAATTCTCCGATTCCAGTTCCGCGCAAAGCGTTGATGAAGCTAGGCGACGCGGCGTTCTGTGCCATCGGCATTCTCCAAATAGCGGCATTGCTCTTTTGTCATCGAAAGGATCACGATATCTCCACCATCATCGTGCATCCCCGGCATTCTGTACTCCTCGACGAAGCCAAGATGAAGGTCGTACTTCATCGCACGCTCGTTCTTTGAATTCACGATGCCAATCAGTTTCTTACGATTGAAATCGTTGAACCCATGATTGAACACAGCAGGCAACATCGCTTTCGGCGTGTAATGCTCACCGGGCGCAAAAGCAATGTGAATCTGTGCCACGGACCCCATAAAGGCGTTGAAACCAACGACCATCAATACTCTGTTCTGCCCGGTGACGTAAGCCATCACCTTCAGGTCTGCGCTGGGCTGTACGTGCGCGTACTCATTCAGAAACCGCGCGAGTAATGCCCACTGTTCCTGATTTTTCGGGTACACTATCACAACGGGCCTCCCCCCTTGACCCACCAGTCAATAGAAGCGAGGGTCAAGCCCCCGATGGCGATATAATCAAACTGCGCAGTAGCCGCGAAACCAGCGCCCACAGTGCCGAGCCATCTACGAATTGGATACGGAGGACCGCCCCACTCGCCGACATCCCACAAATCTGTATCCCAAATCCCAACTGCAACTACTGGGAGAGTAGGCACGCTTTTCCATTCTGGAGCAACGTAATCCGTAAGAATTTTGATGGTCCCTTGCGGCACAATCTGCGCGAGGAACATGGGCCGGACCATTGGATACGACTTGAGTAATCCAGGCGCTCCGAAGCCGTTATACGCAGGAACTACGCGGCACCGAATAGATGATCGGTTAGCACCCTCCTCCTTACCAGCAGCGTTGTCCTGCTGATTTGAAAACATGAGATAGACGCGGCCAGCGGCATCTCCACGCATCGTTGGATCACCACCGCCAAAAATCAAGTCGCTGTGATTCGTATAGCTAAGGATAGGCAAATCAGCGAGCTTAGACCACGCCCCGTGCGCCCATCTCAACGCGAGTTGGTTTACGCCCTCACGGACTACAACTCTCGGCAGACCAACAACTGCCATCTCCTCACGAGGAAGCACCTTGATGTACCACTCTTGCGAGCGATTAGATGCCTTCATGTAGCGCGAAATCAGTGGATTGACCAAGTCAGATAGCCCGCCAACCGGATCACTGTTAGCGGCACTCCCCTGCACTAACTTGGACAGCGGCGTAAGGCCTCGCACTGACAGAATCCATACGTCGCCCCCAGTGAGATCAACTTGCCGCCGCCCAGCGGGTAACGGACCGACGTACCAGATGCCATGAAGCGAAAAGGCATTGGGGTCTTCAGCCGCGCTGTCCGGATCGTAGCCCTTAAAGATCACTATGTCGCCTTCAGACCCTACGGCGACAAGGTAATCATCAATTCCCTCGCCTCCATCCAATGTCCAGTTGACAAGAGCTACAAGATAGCCCCCGTGCCTGAAGTGAGTTCCGAAATCGAACAAACTAGCTTGGCCCGTGATTTGCTCAACAGGCAGATACCACGAGCGAGTTGAATTCTTTTCAACGAACCATAGACGTCGTTTCCAAACCATCAGAAAGACGAACAAATCCGGGTCAATGCCCGTAATCTGTCCGATATTGTCGCCTTCCATGATGTGAGCGAATCCAGTCGACAGTGTCGCGAAACCATCAGAGAATCCGTCGCTAAATCCCCCGGCTCCGTAGGCGTAGTATCCTCCCTCGTAATTGCAAGCCAGCAGAAATGAACCGGCAGCGTTCTGGAAATTGCGCCACGTCCAGTAGTCGCTCGTTACGGCCCCATCTGTAAGCCCGACCCACGGACCCCCGCCGCCAGCCGTAATGTCATAGATGTTATTGTTCGTGCAAGCGAATAATTGCCCGTTCACCACAACATCTGGAATTTCAAGCGTGCTCGGAATGCGCAAACTGTGCGAAATAACTCCAGAAGGAGTTGCTATCGCAGGATAGTAAGACATGATCGTCGGGACAGACAAATTCCCGGGAAGATCCCAAGCCCACCCAGCGTACCCATACCGAGTAGAAAGCCCTGATTCAGTTGTAATGACGTTAATAAGATCAAGCGCAAATTCTGGCCCAACCTTGGCAACAGGATCACGAACGTTGATGCCACTAGACGGCAGCAGTCCGGGCATAATCTGCCCATGCTGCTCTACAGCACGATGAACTCTCTGCGGCTGAGCGAACATCAGTTTCCAAGTCCAGTGTCTGGCGTGTTGACTAAATTGTCCAGATAACGAAAGCCCATGTACGACCCAGCATTCAGCGAAAGGGCTTGCGCCATCTGATTACGCGAAGTCAACTCCTTGAAACGCTCATTGAAGTCCTGCTGCACTGCCGTCGTGTTCATGCCACGATTTTCGAGCCACTTAATGCGGAGCGCCTGCGTGAACAGCAGCGAATCGTGCATCGGAGTATCGCTATTCTTTGACAAGCGATTCTTTTTCGTAGCCGTATCGCCGTCGATCACCCAATCCTTGGAAATGTACTCGAATGTGATGACCTCACCAGCATCCGGTGCAGTCATGAATTGAAGTTGATCGTTGAGAATACGGCACGCCGGATTAACGAAAAACGATTGCGACAACCACGACTTAATTGAAGCCCACTGCTGCGCATTAATGACAATGACCGGTCGGCGCTTGGATTGCGACCAGCCCGTATCGTCGATAATGCGAGAAAAATCAGCAGGCAAATCCCACGCCGCGCGCGATGCATCGCCAGCCAATGACCACTCCACACGAAACTGCTGCCAAGGAAAGACGTCTTGCAACATGGGGCCGATCTCATTTGCAATCGACCCCATGAAAATCGCATTTTCGTCATTCGAGTCGTAAACTCCGGTCGGCTTGACAAGATTCAGACGAGTGCAAGCATCCTGCACACACGTCAGAATCGGAGCGTAAGTGTAGAGCGCAGACATGGATTATTCCTTGAGCGCGCGCTTCAGTTGCTTGCGCAAATCTTTCATCTCGTCTTGCATCTGCTGAATAGTCAGCTTCATCGACTCGTTTTCCTCACGCAGAGCGATGAATGGGGCAGACCCTTGAGCAGCGGCAATGAAATCTGTCGCTTTCTGCTTCAGCCCATTGAACCCCATGAACTTCTGCCCAGTGGAATCAGGCGCCCCGGCAAGTTGTTCCACTGTGCGAATGTTGAAGAACTTGAGCTCCTCTACCTGCGCCTTAGTGAGAAGAGGCCACTGCTCGAGCGGAGTTCCGACCACAGACTCTCCCTGCGTGCGTTGCTTGAACGCAGCATAATGGCGCGGAAAGCGATCGATATCCTTCGGCCGCACCGGGCGCACGACGATGTTGTCCTTGCTCCCCGGAATGCGGATGTCAATCATTTCGACTTCCTTGAAAATCGGCCGACCTTCCTTGGCAGTTGCGACATCGTCCTTCACCGCATCAACGAAAAACTTGACGAGCAGATTCTCGTCGCCCGCGCCGGGACGGTGATGGACGGTGTAATCGTAATCGAGCGTTTGCATGGGGGAAGTCTCCTTTTTAGGGATTATTGGTGGGCATGATCGAACAGCTGAACTGCACAGCGGTGACATCAATAGTGCCTGCACCGTTGGGCAACCATAGCGCAGGCCCGATCACTTGGCTGGCTACGGATTTGTTGATATACCACGGCATCGTGATGGTGACCTGACGACTCGCAGCAGGCACAGACGCAGCAGCGCCCCACAGCGGGGAGAGGACACCACCGATGAACAGACCGGCCTGAACCTCGGTTCCGTTCGCCCCCTCAAATGTGATGTTGAACGTGCCTTTGTATTGCCGCCCAGCGACGGTGCCGAGCGTGATTGTCCCCGCTGTAATCTGCGTGGTGGTCCCATCCATATTGGAAGCGAGGTAGTCGGCGTCGAACAGGTTGGGCAGAAGTGCTGCGGTGGCTGTTCTTGCGTATCCCGTCGCCGGCCCACCAGTGCGGTAGATGAACGCCACGTCCTCAACAGTTGAGTCCACGATGTCGCGCATGATCCCGCGAACGATAGCGGGAGTCACAAGACCAACGGAGTTATCCGGCATCTGCGAAGTAATCTCCGCACGGATGTCGTCAAGAAATTTGCGGCTCACAACCTTACTCCTGCGCGGCCACGCACAATGCCCCGGAAGCGGAACACGGCAAGCCGCTATTGTAGTGATCGATAGCCGCAGCAGTCGCTACGACGATGCGCCCCGCGTTCATCGGCAACCCGCCTTGCGCGAAAGACTCCACGCTGCCTAACACGCCTGCGAGCTTGCCGTCAGCAGCATAGCCTTGGCCGTTGTGCTGATGATCAACGGTGCCCGGTAATTCGACGCACAGAACACCATCGGCGTTGAAGGGGAGGCCACCAGAAAAGTGCGTGGGCGCGTCCGCGGTATTACGGATACGCCCGCTACCGTCGAACTTCAGGAGACTGTGGTTCAGCATCTCTTTTCCTCCCAGTTCCTACGCCTAGCGATGAGTCGTTCCTTACTCTGCGTCTTGCTTCACCGTGTTATGACTCCCGACCACCACCGTGCAGGCTACCAATCCCACTGCGATGATAATCAGCAGGACTGGTAGCCACACGATTACGCCACGTCGGGGAGTTGCGTAGCAGACGAGCCAAACACCGACTGCCCGGCGACAAGTGAGACACCGGAACGATTGCTCCATCCGGTTTCCACTGCCGCGCCATTCGCCACCGCGCCGGTTGCTGTCACGGTTTTGATTGCGAAGCCGGTGAACGGCGTGGTGCCACCGTCTCGTGATCCGCCGTTACCCGCCATGCAGATCGCAACTTGCGATACGTCATACGGGTCAGGCGTGCCATCTGCTTCGCTGCGGCCACCGCCGATATACATCAGGCTGGAATCCGCTGCTTCATCACCGCTGGGCAAAGTCTGGCCGGGGATGTAGTCGTCAGTGAACTGCGGCCCAATGTCGCCAAGAATCGGCGGTGAACCAAAGCCGATGCCGGTGCAGAGAGCACCAGTGCCCACACCCTTGTCGAAGGGCGAAGCCTTGGGACCGGACAGCGGGTCGAAAATGACGCACGGCCCCTGTGAAGGATTCGCAGCGTTTTGAGCTGCGGTTGCACCGGGTAGATATGCTGGCATGCGAATCTCCTGTTCAAAAAGGGGTGGGGAGATGCTCCCCACCCAAACCCCCAGCGAAAGGATTAGTTGTTGTCGACCAGACGACCCTGGAACTGGCGACCCGAGCAAGTCAGGTTGCCTGCCCATCCCAGGATTTGCACCTCCGCGTCTTGGTTGATCGCATACCGCTTGTTCGGCGACAGCGGAACCATGTTGCGCGCCGCATGCGGACGCCAGTGCAGGTACTTCGTGTTGAGGAAGTACGCCGTCTTGGTCGTCGCGTAGCCGCCGAGGCCGCCATCCAGCAGAACGTCTGCCGTCATGTACTTCAGCGTTGGGAAGCCACGCGTCGCACTGTCAGCCCCGGTGAATCGTTGCTGGCTTTGCAGGCTGGCGACAAAGATGCCCCAGAAGTCGTTGTCCATCACGATCAGGTCGGGCTTGTCCATGCCTCGGACGAGCGAAGCCCACATCGTGTTCATCGCGCCGTCAACAGTCGTGGCGTCCAGACCAGCGGCAGTGTACTTATTGGCCCAGAAGGCCCACAGCGCCGGATCGATGCCACCATAAGCGCCGACCGTAGGGGTCACGCTCACGGCCAAATCCAGACCCGTGACTTCCTTGCCGCCCGCCCCAGTGCCGTCCGAGTAGATGCCCTCGGCAATCAGGTTCGCCATGGACGACTCGGCGACGCTGATACGGCCTTCGAGCAGGTCGATCATCTGCTCTCGGCCCGCGTTCTGGAGTTGCTCCAGCCCGCTGATGATCACCGGGCACGCCGCTTGCTTGATCTCGAACTCGGCAGCCGACAGCACGTCCTGCGCAGCAACCGGGAGGAGATCGTAGCCGCTGTACCATCCGGCGTTGCCGTTCGCGGCGAAGCTCAGCTCTTGGAGGATCTTGTAGCCGCCGCTGATGGTCTTGACGCGACCACCGGCGTCCAACCACGTCAGAAGACCGTTGTTCTTCGTGACGTTGTCGGCGATTTTCCGCGACCGGTTTTCGATCGTGGTAGCGACGATGTCGCTGATGTTGGGGAATGCCATTTCAAACTCCTGTCAGTTCAATGGTTGAAGGATTTTCAGCCATCGGCGCCCTTTTGGGCTGACGACGCTTTTGCGTCTCCGTCGTAGGCTTTCGCCTCGGGAAGGAGCTTACTATTCGGACAATCGCGAAATGGCAGCTTCGATATCCTCGCGCATGGAGTTTGTTGGAGGAACGGTCCCTTGAGGGTGAACCGCAGGTGCTCCTCGAACACTGGACCCCTTGCGCCGAGCTTCGTCCGCCGCCCGTTTCGCTTCAGCTGCTGAAGCCGCCTTTCTTCGGTCCTCAACAACCTTCGCAATGTCCTCGTGCATCATAATAGCACGGTTGTAGGCCGATTGCAAGTCCATTTTTTGCCCTCGTTTTGCCGCTACTTCCATGAGATCGGCCATTGTATCCCGAACATCGCTGAAAAACTCGTTTTTCGGGTCTTGAGCAAAGGCTTCAATGGAAGAATTTGCAGTTTCTTCCATAGAACTCATACTTTGCCGCTCTCGCTCAGTCAACTGCTGTGCTAATTTCTGAATTGGCGAGAGTTGCTGCTGAAGATACGCCTGAAGCTGCGGATCAACTCCGCCCGCGGGAGCTTGACCCGCCAAAAGCGAGTCCAAAGTCCGTAAATCCACGCCGAACTGCTGAATAATGTTCGCCGCAGCATGTGCTTTCTCGATTGGAGTGCCCATCTGCAGAATTGCAGCCGTCCGCATCATATTCGACACGGTTTGGATGGGATCTCCGCTCCCTGCGGCAATCATGGACTCGTAAGGCTTGATTGCCTGAGAAAACCGCTCCTGAAGCTGACGAGCCTCGGCTGACGTAGTCAGTCCGCGTGAAATTTCAGACTCCCTACGCACAATTTCCTCTTGAATTTCAGGCGGTAGGGACGCCCATTTCTCCCGCATCGTGGGCTTCCACGATCCAGGAGCTTTGAATTTGAGTTCTTGCTGTTGCGGCTCTGGCGGAGTCTCTTTCGCAGGCGGAGGGGTGTCCGCAGGCGGAGTTTCTTTCGCAGGCGGAGGGGTGTCCGCAGGCGGAGTCTCCGCAGGCGGAGGAGTGTCCGCAGGCGGAGTATCGTCCGCAGCAGGTTCTTGGGCCTCGTAGGCCGCGTTGATCGTGTCTCTCAAAGATAGTTCTTCACTCACTGGGGATTCTCCTTGGTTTATATCCCGAACGCACGCGCTCGAGTGCTTCGTTTACATCATTCTTACGAGTCGAATCGATTCCTTTTTGAATTTTCTCTCGCTCGGCTGCGGCTCGCTTCCAGGTTTCTGTGAAATCATCCGCAGTAGTGAGTCCATTGCGTCGCATGTACTCACGATGCTGAGCGCGTGAAGCGTAGCGAGGGTCGCGATCGTCCTGATAAAGACGATCGTTCCACAATAGGCTATCGTGGCTGCGGGATTCTGGAACGTGGTCATCGCTCACCTCCACGGCTTCTTCGCCAAAGTACACCCAGCGCCGCCGAGTCATGTCCACCAACTCTTCTTACGCACGATTGGATTTCCTTGGGCATCGAAAAAGCCGAAGCCTTCAATGTCCGGCGCAGACGACGTCTTTTTCCCGAGCTCTTTCTGAAGCTCCTCGTACGCCTTCTGCCTTTCCTCCATCTTCTTGCGCAGCCCTTCCTGATAAAGCCGGTTAAGAATGCGCGGATCCGGCGCCGGAGGCGCAGCCGGAGGCGCAGCCG